CCAGAACGCCGCAGAATGAAGGCAGTTGGTGGTGGTAAAATGGAACCTGTAGAGTATAAAGATAGAAAAGATATTGGTCAACAACGCCAACGTTCTACAAGAGAGCAACAACCCGAGAAGGAACGTGGTAGTAAAGAAGTTGCAAAATCTTATGCTGATAAAGTAAAAGAAAGAAGAAGAGCAGAAGCAAAAGCTAGAATTGCTGCAAAAGCATCTGGTGGTGACACTAAAAAAGCATCATCTGCTGCTAAAGTTGCATCAAAAGAAGCAGAAAAAGCAGCAACTAAACTTCTGACAACTAAAAAGAAAGAAGAGAAGAAGGCAGCATCAAAACCACGTCGTGAGTGGAAAACTGATGACGGTGGTGGAATGACTCGCGCAGAGAGAGATAGAGCAAGAAATAAAGAAAAAGGTGCTGCACTGAAAGCAAGAAAAGCAGAACTGATTAAAGATTTCACTGAAAAGAATGGTCGTGCTCCTAAAGGTGCAGAACGTACAAAACTCATTGGTTTAGCACACAAAGCAGTAAAAGCAGGTCTCTGATTATTACTCACCTCTAAAGTGTTCTTATAGTATAGACACACAACATCATGGCAACTAGTGCATCCCGCGACACAACAACGGGCACTAATTATGAGACAGAAGTAGAAAATCTTCTGGAAGAATTTAGTGACCATAAAGTAGAATCACAGGTCATGGTTGGTGCAAAACGTAATGGTGGAAAACACTATTGCGATATTGTTATCAACGACGATGAACTTATCAGTCTGAAGTATCAACGTGTTCAGGGAACTGCTGAGGAAAAGATTCCTTTTGAGTTCATGAAGTTACAACATGCGATTGATGATCATGGATACAAATCTGCTACGATTGTTGTGGCAGGTCCAGACAAAGCATGGAAGTGGAAAGACTACTATCTTTCTAATGATTTCCGTGCTAAAATGAAGTCTATCTATCCAGACGTTCGTATCATCAATCACGATCAATTTGTTCAGGAGTATCTTTATCAATGACATCAACTGCACTCAAAGCATTAACAGCAACCACAGGTAATCGTACCGATTGTTGGAATACTCCTGTAGAATTTGTTGGTGATGTTGTTAAGTTCTTCGATGGAGAGATTGATACTGACCCTTGTTGCAATGATATAAACAATCCGAATGTTCCTGCCAAGGTTCTTTATACTGAAGAAACCAATGGTTTGGCACATCCATGGATGGGAAAGGTTTTTATGAATCACCCTTATTCTGATTCTAAAACCTGGGTTCCTTATGCTGCACTCCAGTATGAATGTGGAAATGCAGAAGAAATGGTTCTTCTCATCAAACTTGATGTTTCTACCAAATGGTGGAGAGCAATCACCAAATATCCATGGATTGCTGTCAACAAACGTCTAAAGTTTGGTAGTGGAAAAGGTGCTGCACCTTTCCAATCTGCTATCATTTACTTGGGTAAAGATTTGGATAGATTTAAGGAAACTTTTGGTAAATATGGCACCTTGTATGTTCCTCACCTTTGAACTGTTCCGATAGTACAACCCCACCAGACCCTTCTACAATCGCCTCTAACACCATGAAAAAGGTTTCTGTTTACCTTGACACCCTTGAGACTGTAATTCAACGTTTGGAAGAAGCAATCGAAGTAAATTATCTTGCACCAGATAATCCAGAGCAGGGTTATCCTTATGCTACGGGATATTCAAGGGCAGCAATGCAGGGTGTTGTTGAGGCTTTGCGTCCTTATTTGGAGCAATAAAAGTTACTCACCTCCAAAGTGTTATAGTAGTGTACCAAACAACAAACCACATGATCGAACGTCCCGAAGTTCTTCTGTCTCGTGCAGATTATGCTGAGGATATTAAAGTTCGTTGGGCAATTCATCAGTTTGAAGTAAAGAAACTTCAAGAGGATATTTCTCTGTTGGTGAACTGCTTGGTTGATAGAGCATATTATATGTCTATCGACTGATTTTGAGAGAGGGTATCATTACCCTCTCTTTTTTGTTGACATAAAAGTTACTCACCTCCAAACTGTTTCAGTAGTATGAAGAACACTCACCTGCAACATCCCGAAGATTCTATCCTGACTGGAGATCTTTCGGTTCTTGATTGGTTTTCTGAACCTGATAGTTTCATCAGCACCAAAATGGATGGTGCTCCTGCTATTGTTTGGGGAACTGATCCTGCTACTGGTACATTTTTTGTTGGCACTAAATCTGTCTTCAACAAAGTAAAAATCAAAATCAATCATTCTCATGAAGAAATTGATAAGAACCATGAGGGTAAAGTTGCGCGTATTCTTCACGCTTGCTTTGATTGTTTACCTCGCACAGATTGTATCTTTCAAGGTGATTTTATTGGTTATGGTGGGAGTCTTACTTATCGCCCCAATACGATCACTTACCTCTTTCCTGAGGTAATCTCTGAAGATATTATCATCGCACCACATACAGTTTATACAGCAGAAGATAATCTTCGCAATGCTGTTGCATCTCCAATGAAACTTTTTCATGAAGGAAATGATAAGTGTCGGTTTGTTCAACCTGGTGTAACTTTACATCCTTATCGCGAAGATTTGGCAGATATGTGTGCATTTGCCAAACAAATGGCAACTCTGTGTCAGTTTTCTTGGTTGAATGACAAAACTGCTGCAAAAGTCAAAAAACATATCAATGACTGTATCCGTGATGAGAATGACATTGATGAAAATGAAATTGCAGAAAAATTTGGTGTTGACATCAACCTGATGCGATTGTGGAAGTTGGTTGCAACTATCAAAGATGATTTGTTCTGGTTTATCAATGAAACTGATGATATTACCTGCATGATTGGTGATACTTACAGTCTGCATGAAGGTTATGTCATCACCAACAAATATGGTATGTTCAAAGTTGTTGACCGTCAAGAGTTCAGTCGTGCTAACTTTTTGATGGCAAAAACGTGGTGAATTAAAGTTACTCACCTCCAAAGTGTCCCTATAGTATAAGCACTCGAACATTATGCCCACTGAATTTGCTGACTTCGTTGCCACTCAAGATGCTCGCAATGAGATTCAACTCAACATCCGCAAATATACTTTGATGTTGTGTGATGCACTTGAACTTGATTTCAAGACCAGTCATCCTAAGTGGACGTAAGTATCACAAAATTGTGATGGAGACTGAATCTCAGTCCCGTAGTGTTCATGCCTTTGTTGACAAAAAGACGGGTGAAGTTTACAAACCCGCATCATTCAAAGCACCTGCAAAGATTGTTCGTTACAATCTTCTTATGATTGAATCTCGTGAGGAATGTTTCTCCCGTGCAGATTGGGCAGGTGGTTATCTTTACATTCGCTGAATTATGAAATTTTCTAAACAACAACTGAAGAAATCTGGTATGTACGCACTTGCTGTTGCGTCTATAGTTCCTATTATTTCGGGAGTATTTTATCTGCTTTCGTTTGCACCAGCACCAATCGGGTTTGGTGTTATCATAGGATTATTTTCATTCCCGTTCTTTATGATGATGACTCGTTAATTATGATTTCTCTAAGTAACGAACAACTTCAACTTATCATGGATGCAGTTGAAGATTATGCTATGTTAATTGATGAAGAAACTTCATTTAAGTGTGAAGAAATCAACTCTATCATTCAAGCACATCTCAATGAAGTACAGTCGCTCTGATCTTATCAATGCGTTATGTGCGGAGTGGGATTATCTCTGCCATGATGATTTTGACCCAGAAAATGATCCTACAACCGAAGAATATCGTGAAGAAATTCAGGATTACACTTATGAACGGTTAGTAGAAGAAACTGGCACTGACGAAGGTTACACTCTCAAACAATTCATGGAGAACTGGTTATGATTTATGACATCCGAGTTATACACACTGGAAACGGTGATTTCTTTCAACCGTATATCGAAACAGTTGAAGCAGCAACAGCACATGATGCAATTTCTAGGGTACAACGTA